TTGCCGCCGACCATGCCAGTGATCGGGCCGGAGTCGTCATGCAGGGAGTTGTAGCCCGTCCGAGCGTCCGGGTGAGTCGCCGCGGTGCCGAACGTCCGCGGATTCCGAGTGGCGCTCCACCAGACGAGTTCTGGATCGTGGTCGGGAGTGCCGACGCCAGCGTTGACGCAGTTCCCGATGTTGCCGATCAGAATGCGCTCGCCGATCTGACAGACGTACTTGGGCCGCGGATCGTTGGGAGAGGCCGAGTCTGTGATGCAATCGACCATCGCCCCGGCGCCGAGGTCACGCAACTGCATCGGCTGAGAGTTCCCACAGGCGAAAATCTCATGCGATCCGAACCCGCAGAACTGCCCACCGTCGCCGTCGATCGTCAGGCCGGCGACGAGGAGGGTAACGGTCCACGGGTCCGGGGACGTGTTGATCGCATAGATCGACCCATCGACGGCGACGTAGCTCTTGCCGGGGCCACCGCCAGGGGGATTCTTGTTGACGTGGCCGCGAACGATAACCGGATCCACTCCAGGCCCGATCGTGTCGCTCCGCGAGTAGAGAGGCTGCAACGGGAAGTAGACGTCCCCAAGGGGGAGGACGCCGATCGCTTCCACAAGGTCGCGGTTGTTGAACTCCCCGGAGTCCGGTCGGAGTTCACCGAAGGAGACGAACGTGCTCTGGATCTCACCCGCCATTCAGAAGCACCGCGCCACTTCAAAGCCGGATCCGATCTTCCGCTGGTGCGTCTCAAACGTGAGGGCCTGATCCGCCTCTCGGTTGAGCGTCTGCATCGACAGGGCAAGCGTCGGATCCTGAGCTCGACCGAGGGACAGGGCGTAGATGATCCGCGTCCGTAGGAGCTCAGAACCCCGCTTGAAGTACTCGTTCGTGTAGGTCGTGGTCGAACCGTCGATCTCGTTTCCGGTCGCAGAGTCGCGGGTCGCGTCGAACAGATAGTCCAAGTTGACCGTCCAGACGCCGCCAGGGGTCGGAAACAGAATCAAGGTGTCCCCGTGCCAAGAGTAGTAGATCGGGCTGTTGCGAGTCGCCGAGGCGCCGGACTGCATGGCGCGCATGTCGGGCAGGCTGATCCGCTCGAGGATGATTTCCCCGGTTCCAGACTGGACGCGCATGGAGTCGATCTCCATGAGGTCCGCAGGGTAGTCGGTGGTGCGAACGTAGTCGGACTGTCCGGCTACGGTGTTGAAGGTGCCCGTCTTCTCAGAGAACCAGAAGCGACGACGGCGGTAGTGCCGAAGGCTCGCCACCAGATGCCGAATGATTGCAGTCGTCTCGGACGGCCAGTGCGTTTCGTCCTTCACCGCCGCGATCATGCCTGCTACGTCTTCGGCCATCTCGTCTCCTGAAAGGCACCCCGCGGAGGGCTGAGGGAGGGGCCCCACCCTCCGCGGGGGTTGTCAGCCGGCGCCAGCCGGCTTACTCGTAGAACAGGATGCCCTGCAACTTCGCAGCGATCGGGTTGCCGGCGGCAGCGGTCACGACGAAATCGAACGTCGCTTCCATGTCGCCGGTGGTGTCGTCGAGGATGCAGTCGTCGCCCGTGAGCAGGATCCAGTAGATCGTGCCCGCGGTCGAGACGGTGTTGAAGATCGCCGACGCCGCCAGGATCTCGGTGTCGGCCGAGTTCTGGTGGACGACGAGCTTCGCCCGGAGAGTGCCCGCAGCGCCCTCGAGGTCGGCCCAATACAGGCCGACGAGGACGAGACGGTTGCGCCCGCCACGCGCCCGGAGGGGAGCGAGACGAACGCGGTCGCCGATGTCATCGAGCTCCGTGGTGGCGAAGGTGTGCTCGAAAGGAACGATGGTGGTGCCGAACGCAGAGCCCTTGAGGAAGCCGAGGGCGTTCGCGTCGGAGAACAGGGTGCTTTCGGTGGTCGCAGCGGCCATGTCAGTGTCTCCTTAGACCGCGTAGACCGGAAGGACCATGCAGCCGTAGGTGGAACCGGCGGCACCATCGGTTTCGGAGTACTCGGTCCGCTTGAAGCCGAGGATCGAGTCGGCCAGGACACCCCACTTCTTGAACTCGAACACGCGCTCGGTCCAGTCGAGATGCCCCTCGTTGTTGTAGCCCTGACCGAAGGCCAGATGGCCGGCGCGGGCGCCCATGAAGACGCAGCGACGAACCGTGGTCACGGCCGTGGTGGCGTCTGCGGACTGGACGCCATACGGCACGTAGTCCGAGACGTGGATCTTCGTCATGTTGTAGAGGCCGGTGTACGACTTGGCGAAGGCCGAAGCGTCGTACGACTGACCACCCTCGAGACGAGCGCGCTGGAGGTCCTGGAAGTCGCCAGGGCTGGTGCTCTGGCGCAGGTCACGCCAGCAGATCGGGTGGATGACCAGATGGTAGTAGCCATCCGGGCCCGGAGCGATCGGCCAGTCGAGGTACGCCTTCGACTGAGCGCGGAGCGTGAGCTCGTTGATCCAGTCGAGGGACATGCGATCGGCCGCGCCGAGCGCCTGATCCGTCGCCACGTTGTTCGGACGGAACACATGATCCGCGTCCACCGCCGTGACCGGATTCATGCCGGTGCGCTTGTAGTTTTTCTGGTCGGCGCCCATCGCCGGGGTGTAGCCGGCAAGCTGGTTGAGGATGATCGTCTCGAAGCGACGGCTCCACCAGGTCTGCGCCTTGATGAAACACGCCTTCTTGATGTCCCAGGAGACGCGCTGCTGGCTCATCGGGTCGTCGTTCTTGAACGCTTCGCCGAGCCAGTCGATCTTGAGGTTGTCCGTGAGCACGTCGATGTCGCCTTCCGTGCCCTGGATGGTGTCGCCGACCGTGTAGCCGTCGCGGCTGTCGTCGGTGGGCGAGAAGCGAAGCTGGATGGTGTCACCGCGCTTCTTGGTGAACTCCTCCAGCAAGACGACGCAGGCATCGTCTTCGGTGTCGGCGAAGCCGAGCATGTAGCTCTGGCGCTCCGCTTCGTGCGTTAGACCGGGGCGATACAGCCGCTCCTTGAGAGCGGACCCGGTGGGAATGATGGTGCCAGACGCCATGTGAACCTCCGTGAGTCGTTACGTCTCGAGCCTGGACGACGCGCCCTTGACTCGTACTGCTCTCACTCGGGTTTGGAGCCCCCGGAGGCGCTGCGAGCTTGGCTCGCGGTTGCCGGTTGGGGAGCTCCGGCGGGGCCTCCGCGCATGGCGGGTTGGGTAAAAAGGTAACGCCGGCCGGAGCGAATGTCAACTCCGGCCGGCGAACCTGCCCTACTGTCCTGCTCGCTGCTGCTGCTCTTCCGCCTCTTTCATCAGGCGGAAAAGCTCACCGCGCCCCCCACGCCGCAGCACCTCTCGGATCTGGCCCGGCTTGACGCCTCCCGACATGAGCGAGGCGACGGTGACTTTCTCGAGCGGGATGTCCCCGCTGGAATTCTCGTTCCCGGCCTTGACGACGCCAGCATTCGTAGCGGCTCGCGCCGCCTGGATCCTCTCGCTTGGAGCGGGCCGGGCAGGCTGAGCGCCAGCGGCCGGCGGGGCGTACCGCCGGGCGAACGTATCGAGCGCCTGGATCGGGTTGATCCCGCGCCGGATCGAAGCCTGGATGATGCCTCCGACCTCGGCCTGGAGCGCCTGGACAGCCTCCTGCTGCCCGTAACCCATCGACATGAGATCGGCCACATAGCCCTGCTGGAAGGCGTTCACCCGGTCGGTGTAGCCCGGATCCCGCTGGACGTACTCGACTCTGGCTTGCTCGAGAGCCTGAGCGATCGTGGTCTGAGCGTTCTGGACGTGCCCCTGCTGGCGCTCCTCGAGCAGCTTCGCCATAACCGCCCGGTAGGGGGCGATCTCCTTGGCGAACAGCCGGGCGGCGCGTTGATTGATCGCCCCGTCCGGATCCTCGAAGATGTCGATGTCCGGCTCGTCCGCGGCCGGCTCCGGCGCCTGGGCCTGCTGGACCGGCGCCGGCTGACCGCCGTTCTGCTGCATCTCGAGCACCGTCTGGAGCAGGGCGTTGGTGAAGCTCTCGACCTGCTGGTAGCGGTTCTGGAGCTCCGTGTGAGCCCGCTTGAGCCCCATGCGGCGCTGCCCCCACCCGTTCTGAGGCGACGGCGGCTCCGGCTCGTCCGCCTCTTCCTCGGCCGGCGTTTCGACGGCGGGCTCCTCGACGGCCGGCTCCTCCACGTCGCCGCGAAGATCGGCCGGGACCGGGATCCCCTGTTCCTCGAACCACTTGACCATCTCGGCGTGATCGCCGGCATCGGTCGGCGGCAGTTCGGTGCCGAGTACGCCTTCGGTTCCTACTTCCTCTTCGACGCCAACATCGGCGTCCGGCTGCTCGATCGGCTGCTCGATACTCATTGCGGTTCCCCTCCCTCATTGGCCGCGGGCGGTCCAGACGGGGGGGCTCCCCCGCCATCGGCCGGCGGCTGCTGCTGTTGCTGAGTCTGCTGAATCAAGGCTCCGATCTGCTGCGCCACAGCGATCTGCTGCTCCGGCGGCATGACCTGGATCGCCTGTAGGATCGTCTGCGCGTTCTGCTGGACCCGCATCGCCGCGGCGTCCTCTTCGAGCTCCTTCGACAGCTTCTTGGCGTCGTTCGCCGGGATGCCCGGCCAGTTCTTCACCATGAGCGGCAGGAAGCGCTGCAAGACGCCCATCTCGGCGAGCTTGCCGGCGAAATCGGTCTGCATCATCGACTGCATGAACGCCTGCTTCGAAGTCACCGAGGCAGAGCCCAGGTCGATCGCCACGTCGAAGTCGGTCACGTCGGCCTGCTTGATGAGGTCAGACGGGCGGATCGGCCGCATCCCCGGCTGGCCGGTCATGGGATCCATCGGCGCCTTCGGATCCGGCACCATCACCGGAACCTCGACCTGCGCCCCGGTCTGGGGGTCCATCTGGTAGTTGAACGTGATCCCTTCCATCTTCTTCGCGCCCAGGATCCGGTCGATGATCGTGGCCGGAACGTACCTCTGCGCGTACTTGGCGAAAAGCAACGCCACGCCGACCCGCATTTCTGACAGCGGATCCATGAGTGGGTTGAGCACCATCTGAGAGTGCTGCTGCAAATTCGAGATCAGGACGTTCGATCTCTCACTCTGCGCGGTGCCCTTGTCGTAGTCGGAGATGTTCGCCGTTCTCTGCGGCGCCGACATGGCGTAGTCCAACAGCTTTTCGAGCGCAGACGGCCACTGCATCGGGGGATTCGGCCGGATCTGCACGTCGGCATTCGCACCCGGCGCCAAGGCGTGCCACTTGCCCGGAGTCGATGCCGTCGCCTGAAAGTCAGCCCAATTCAGGAGGGCTTCGGGGTCGTAGAAACCGCCGCCCTTGCTCTGGATCGAGAGGAAGTCGATGATCGAGGAGAGCGTCTTCGCGCTCCACAACTGAGGCTCGTAGATCAGGGACATGAGCCCGAAGTGGAACGTCGTCCCGGTGTCCTCGTTGCGGGCCCGGTAGCCGGTGGCGCAGCGATAGGTGAAGAGATCATCTTCCAGCCGCTTCGGTCCCTCGAGCAGGAGGCAGAAGTTCTCTTCGAGGCCGGCGAACCAGCAGGAGTAAATCTCCTCCCGCTGGAACTCGACTGTCTCGCCGATCGCATCCGCAGCCACCCCACCCGTCGTCGGATCGGCCACCATCGCCGCGTCCTTGTGGAGCTTGCGGAACTCCTCGAGCGGCAGTTCCTTGTCCTCTCCCGTCGCCGGATCCTGAAACGCCACCCACGGTGCGAGCTTCCGGTACTGATACTCGGAGATTTCGATGGAACGGTCGGTGTCGTCGCTCTGGTACTGAGTGTCACTCGGTCCAGGGCCGTAGCCGAGAGCGTCCCCGCGAGCCACCTTCGGGAAGGGGCCGACGTTGGACGAGCCGGCCGAGACGGAGGCGCGGAGATCTGATTCGTGTTTCGGCCAGCGGGCGATCGCATCCTCGAGCGTCCACGCGCAGGAATGGATGATGTACCGGGCATCGCCGCAGTTCGACTCTCGGTAGTTCGGGTCCACGTACATGTCGAAGCAGTTGACGTGGCGAGCCTTGAGCGAGAACGGGAAACTGGTGGAGTCCATGTAGACCTCCATCCACCCATAGCCGGTAATGAGCTGATCGAGCTGAGCGTCCGATTCCTTCCGGTGCCCCTTCGCCTTCTGGTACAGGTGCCGCACCAGATCCGTCAGGAGCTCGCCGACGAACGTATCTGAGAAGTCTCCATCGACTCCCTCGAAACGAGCTTCCTTCCGATCCGCCTGATCCTGCCCAATCAGGGTGTTGATCGTGGACAGGCAGTAGTTGAAGGACACCAAGACGCGATCCGTCTTCGCCATCGCGTCCTTGACACCTTCATCGAAGGGATCGTTGTTGTAGGCGCGGAAGTACCGGCGCCACGTCTCGCGCTGTTTCGAGAACGCATTCTTCGAGCGCAGGTAGTCGCGGATGAACCGCTTCGTGATGTCGCTCTGCGGACCCATCTCGACGGGCGGGCCCACCTTCTTCATGCCGTAGTTCGATCCTAGTAGGCCCAAGCGCGCTGTACCAACCCTTCTCTCGGATCAGACTGCCCGTAGGGGTCGCCCGTCTCCGGCTTGTAGTAGCGATCGAACTCGGCAGCGTGTGCCGAATCCGGGGGTCGAAGGTAGCGCGAGAGTTCCGGCGCCACCGTCATCGAAAGCGTATCGAGCACGTCGTCCCGGTCGGCTCCACCAGAGGGCGTCCACACGTTGAACTGCTCATGCAGGAACGCAGCGATCAGGTCCGTCTTCCGACCGTCCCGCATCTTCCAGAGGTTCCGCGGCAGGTAGATTCGTCCCTGCTCGAACGGGATCTGCAACCGCTCGATCCGGTTCTCCTTCACGATCCGAGGATCGTAGGGCTGCAAGCGGAACGAGAACGCCCGTTCCTGCATCGCCATCCGCATGTGCTCGATGTCCCGCACCGCGCCGACCTGCTCGATGATCGACCACGACGGACGCCACTTCTCGACAAGCTCGAAAATCTTGTCGGTCAACGTCGCCAGGTTCATCTGATCCTGCTCCATGTCGAGCAGGTAGATGTTCGGTTGCGGGATGCCCCGCATGAGGCCCACGACCATCAGGACGTTATAGTCGGCGTCCCCGGATCTCGAGGCCGAAGTGTCAATCAGCAGGTAGCGCCGGACCTTCTGCATCAACTCGGCCGGCGGGACGTTGTAGTACCGGAGCCAGGAAGGCTCGAAAGCGTGGACCGTGCCGAGAGAAGGCCGGTTGCGGATCTGAGCGGCGAAGTTCTTGGGGCCCATGATGAGGCGCTGCCCGATGTTCTGGGGCGTCCCGTCGCCGAAGACCCACTCCTTCGAGCGGAGCACCGGAGTCTCGGTGTCCGGGTGGAAAACGTCGTGGTAGCGAAGCTCCACAGCGCCAGCGTCGAGCATGTAGCGGTAGGTGTCGTTGTGCGCCCAATGGGTGCCGACGTGCCGGCGCCGAGTCGCATCGCCGCCGATACCGGCCGTGCGCCGCCAGCCCTCCGTCGTCTTCTCGATCGCATCCGCGGAGTCGATCGACCGCTCCGTCACCATGTCGTCCAACACGATCACGTCGAAGTGGAACGAGGTCGGCAGGGCACCAATCACCGAGAAGATCATCACGCTCGGTTCCTTCGGGTTGCCGCTCTGCTTGAAGCGGAACTTCGCCATCGTCCATTCGGGAGATTCCTTCTCGGGATCCCAATAGAACAGGTACGGGAAGTGCCACTTCATTTTCTCGTTGCGCTCGCACTCGAGCTTCATCTGCGTGACCATCGCCTCGCCCGTGGTATCCACCTTGTAGGTTCCGATGCCCACCTTGAGGTCGGGATTCACCAGGAACTCCCAGAGAGTCAAGCTCTGGGTGATGAGGCTCGTCTTGAAATGGAAGCGAGGCCAGAGATCGAGCTTGCCGTCCGGCTCGGCCTGGAGCTCGCGGCAGCGATCGAACAGCCAGCGGTGATCCAGCCAGGGCCGGCCGTACCATTCCTTCAGGTACGGATCGTTGCACTTCAACTGCCCCAACGAGAGACAGTGCCGGACGAAAAAGTAGAAGTCGTTGACGCACGCCATCCGGAAGAGATGAGCCCCTTCCTCGAGCGGCGCCTTCTCGATCGCCTCGAGCAGCATCTCGTAGGCGGGATGATCCGGCGAGTCTGGGAGCACCCAGGTGCTCGACCGTCGCGGGATCTCTTGCAGGCTTTCGGGGATGTCCGGCAGGGACACTCTACGCCCCCGCTCGCGGCACTACCGACCGGGTGGACTCGAAGATCGCTCCCCACGTCTTCTCGGCGCGCTCGCTCCAGTTCTTGACGCCCGAGAGCTTGCCGCCGCCCGAGGACTTCGGCCCGCCCGGTTTCCCGCCGGCAGGCTTCTTGGCGTACCGTGTGGAGAACGCCTCAAGAGCAAGCTTCTGGGATCCGGCGTTCTTGCCTTCCTTGGCCGACCGGACCTGAGCATCCTCAAGCTGGACGATGATCTCACGCTCGACGCGGGAGCAGGCTTCAGCGAATTTCGGGCTCCGATCAAGGGCCTCGTCGTAGTCGTCCACGTTCTTGCCCGCAGCCTCGAGCGCCTTCAGCCGGTCGGTCCCTTCGCGCCAGGCGTCGAGAAAGATCCGCTGCCAGTCGGTGAGTCCAGGCCAACGCGCCGCGGAGCGAACGGCGGCATCTTCGCTCGCCAATCGCTCCGCGACTTGGGCCTTGGTGGGCCTTGCCATGCGGGAGGGCGCCTTACTTCGGGCCGTAGTTCCGGCCGAGGGTGGGCTTGGGCTTCGGCTTGGGCTTCGTGGCGCCCTGGAGGGGATCCTGTTGCGGGGAAGGAGCCGGCTTGCCGACCAGAGGCTTCACGTCGGTCGCGGTGCCACCCACCGGAGGATCCGTCTGCGGCATCGGTTTCGGCTTGCCGACGTAGGGCGGGGCGCCGCCCACCATCGCCTTGTCGGCGGCAATCGCCGCGGCGCGGTCGGTGGCGCTCATCTGCGGACGGAACGGACGAGCGTTGCCGTTCGGGACGGGAGCCGGCATCGAAGTGAGGGTGTTGCCGCCACCGGGACCGGCGGTTAGCGGGTTCTTGAGATCGCCGCCTTGCGGGGCGCGAGGATCGCCGGGCATGAAGATCTGGCCGCCAGTGTCGGCTGGGCCAACGTATCCCGGTCCCTTCGGCCCGCCCATCTGGCCGCCGCGGCCACGATCGTTGAAATCGCTGAAAACCGGCATCCCGGGACCAGACGCACCGGGACCTGGAGCGGACATCAGTTCTCCGGCGCGACCCGAAGGACCGCCACCGGGAATCGGCCCAGAGAACCCACTATCAACGGCGCGACCATCCCAACCCGCAGGAACCCCTTCGCCAGCGCGACCCGAAGGACCGCCACCGAAAATCTGACCACCGCCACCGCCGTTGTAGTCCTGCATGAACTGGCTCTGATCGGGAGTCATGGAACCTGGACCCATCGGAGCGCGTCCACCCTGGATCGGGCCGGAGCCCGGCGCCGGCTGCTGGGAAAGAACGCGGGACCGCGCCGTTGGTCCGATGTTCCGATCCCACGGCTGGCCGGTTCTTGGGTCGATAGCGCTATTTCCGCCGCCACCCATCGGCCCGCTCTGCGAGCCCTGACCCGGCAGGCCCGGACGCATCCCGCCCTGGGGCGGCGGCATCGGTGCCCCCGTCTGGTTCATTCCCTGATCCGGCATCCCCGGCTGCATCCCGCCGCCAGGAATTCCCATGCGGGCCATGACCTGAGCCCGGATCTGCGGCGGCAACGCCGCCAACTGTGCCTGCAAGTCGAACGGGCCACCCATGCCTTGAGGGGCGCCGCCGCCATTTCCGAAGTCGTTCGGCATGAACATGTCAGTTCCCCTCGAGGCCCAGGTCCACTACTCCGAAACCGCGCCGGCCGAGGGGATCTTCACCCCCGGACCCTTCGGCGAGCCCGTCGGCGTCCCCTTGTGCTCCCGGTAGTCCTTCGTGCTCTTCGACGTGCTCTCCCCCACGCCCTTCTGCTGCGGGATCTCCGTCCGCTTCGGGAACGGGTTGTCCATGTAGTTGCCCTTCGGCATGGCTTTCTCCTTCGATCGTTTCTACGGCGGTGGCGACAGGAGAGAACGAGTCCAAGAACGCCTTGAGCTCGTCCACAACCTGCATCGGCAACGGCTGGTAGTAGAAATCCAGCACGATGAGCTTCTGATCGGAAGACATGAAGTGCAGGAACCGGACGCACTCGACGCCGCGCACGGTTGTCACGTTCGGCCGGCGCCGCCACTCGTCGGACAGACCGACTTTCCACCCAGGCTGCACGGCTCCCCGCTTCTGCGAGTACGTGAACGCCAAGCACAGATCCTCAAACGCTCCCCGCGGTTGGCCGAGGTCGGTGCGCGCCAAGTACCGCGTTCCTGTGCAGACGAAAATGAACCGCTGATCGCGGTCGAGCAGAATCCGCTGGAGGAGTGAACCCATCTCGAGCGAGATTTTGCTACCGAAAGTAGCAGATTGCAAGTTGGGCCAAAAAAGCTGCCCCCCGGAGATTGACAACTCTCGACGGGGGGCGTACTGTCCTATCCGCGACGAAGGGCAGTAGCTGGAAAGATCGTACCACAATCCTCCAGCCAATGCCCGACGAGCCAGATCCTTTCAGGATCGGGAGCTTTACGTTTGCCGAGTGACGGGTCCGGTGAGCCGGGACGGCGGGGCGGCGAGCGGAAGGGGCGGAACTGCGGGATGGGCTGCTGCCAGCCTGGCCAAACGGAGAGGGCGCCCACGCGGGGACCAGAACCCGCGGCAAGTAGACCGATACTCTCAGCGCTCTGGCGCGAACTGAGGGGCCGACTCGGACACCGGAAACTCCAAGAAGCACCCGGCGATTCGATGGGCGGCTTGGCTTCCGACTCTTCTGAGCCGGGAGCTACCGCCCTGCCAATCTGAAGCCCGTTTCTCAAGAAGCACAGGAGAAAAACATGAACCTTGGAAACAGACTCAACATGGCGAAGAGACGAATTCAAGCCGCACTGAAACTCAAAAACTCTCAGCCTATGCCTGAGTGGAAAGTCGGCGAACTCCTAGCTCAGAAGCTCGGTATACCTATTCTGCCTTCGGAAGTTCAGAAGTACATCCTCCAAATCGGAGAAGATCCAGTTCTCTTGGCATCGTGGGGGCCTCGTCTCGTGATGAGAAAAGAGCAGAACGAGATCAACGAAAAGAAAAAACGACAATCCCATCAGCCAAAGGTCCCCAACAAGCAGAAGAAGAAAACCTGGATACCCAAGGAAGCCTACGTCTCGTTTTACAAGTCCTCAGAGTGGCAAGAGGTTCGATACCAAGCCCTCAAGAAGCACGGACGGCGCTGCTTGGTCTGCGGGAGGAACCCTCGAGATCACGGCATAGCCATCCACGTCGATCACATCAAGCCGCGCTCTCTCTTTCCAGAACTCGCACTCGACATCGACAATCTTCAAGTCCTCTGCGAAGACTGCAACTTGGGGAAATCGAACCGAGACTCGATCGACTGGCGTTGAAACAAAAACAGCCGGCTAGTTAGGCCGGCCGGGGAGATGAAGCGGGGAAAGGCTACCAGCGAAAACGCTCTCGAGCGGCAGGACTCACCAACTCGAGCCACCATTCTCGGTCGTTCGGGTGAATGCGGGCCAGAAACACTCGATGGTCGCCAAACCGGCCAACCAGATCACGCTCCTCTTGCACGAAAAAGTACTCACGCTTCGCGCTGACGGGGTGAAGGTTGTACTCCTTCGACTCCTCCCTCATGCGATCCAGCGCACTCTGAGTGATCCAGACGTTGACCGAATACCCGATGCCAGCCTTGTCGCGCATCTCGTTCGCTGCCTGCCAGATTTCGTCCAACAGACGCTTCGGCGCAACAGGCTTCTTCC